ACCTACGGGTTGTTCGGGCACAAGGCCCACATCGTCCTGGAGCCGGGACAACCTACGTGGAGACGGATAGTGGCTGCAACACAACCCAGCTCAGAACCCTCACACACACACAACATTTCACACACACAACACACCAACCTACGGGTTGTTCGGGCACAAGGCCCACATCGTCCTGGAGCCGGGACAACCTACGTGGAGACGGATAGTGGCTGCAACACAACCCAGCTCAGAACCCTCACCAATGGCTACAACGGTACAGTTTTGATTGTGTGTTTGTTATTCAACCAGTGTTAGGAAACGAAGAGAGTTACTAACCAATTAATGGTTGTGTGTGTTAATTGAGTGGAAACCCTACAATGATTCGCCGACCGATCTTGTAGTTTATAAATGGTCAGCAAGCTGGAAGAGAACTAGTTACATCCGATGCTTACCTTCGTGGAAGCCAGCATGTACAGATCTGAACCTCTCTTCCCTGTGCGAGGGTGCTCCCAAGGGTTAGCTAACCGGAAAGTAAGACAATAGTCCGAAATCTGCGGAGCAGGGTTCGCACTCAACCCATGTACAAACCACCCCCCCCAAGCAACAAGGGTGGTCCTCGACAATTCACCCCTGTGGTCCGCAGGCCCCGTCGAGTTGTATATAAAACTCGGACCATATGGAATTCTCAATACTCACAACAGAAACGAGAATTGAGATCAGCTCAGCTCACGGCCAGACAACAGCGAGCCAAGCCAAGAGATGACATCAGAAGGCAACCAACCCCAAAACCTGTAAGGCCACCAAACAGGTTTGCTATGCTTGAGGAACAAGTCGATGACTATGTTCCACCCCAAACCAGCAGAGACCAGCCTCTCACTGGAAAGCACAGCATAAGGAAATATAAGCGTGTGGCGACAAGATCCCTTCGAGGGGGTGCCAGGAGCCATGGGAGTTCAACACCAACCCCAAGCTCCAGCGCAAGCAGCCTGGGACAAGTGGTCACCAGGACCAAAGGTCGATGTGACCTATGTGACCGGAAACAGCCCAGGTCACTGTGTAATGCTTGCGGCCAATGGCTTTGTAGCCGTTGTTATTGTGACACAGCTGTCCATCGACATGTTGGTTGTCATGAATGCACCACCTCCCCGCTCGTCTGCCCTTCTTGCCGAGCTCCAAAGTGCACGAGACACCTTATCCATGGGTGTGAAGATACTTTGTTGAAGCAGGTTAAGTTGTTGGCTGAATTCCAAGGATTGGACAGCCCTGCAGACCACATCAAAAATGAGCTAGAAAATCGTAAGCTCGAGCGGGAGACAGAAAAGATCGAAATGGAGGCACGAGCAGCAGCTAGCAACATTAAACCCGAAGCACAGCGAAAATTGGAAACCATTCTCGCTGAGTGCAATGTTGCTGAGGCCAAATCGAAGCTCACTATGACCAACCTAATCATGTCCGATAAACAAGACGACATGGAGAGGAAACCCAGGGCAACTCTTGAAAGGAAGGCAAAAGAGCTGGAACTGGAAACTGTCATAGAAAACTTCGAGCCAGTCCAATACAATCGGACTCAGTTGTTCACGCTGGCCCGAAACACAGCATTCCTACAGCCTAGAAACATCACCACCCTCAAGGCTGTTAAGGGCGCCTGCCTGTTACATTTGCACAAACATGGCAAACAGACAGACCCGGTCGCGCATAAGGATATGCTGGATTCAATCAGGGCAGCCATGACGATCACGGAGACTGAGACAGAGTTGAGCAGGGCACTATGCAATGACACTCTGTTCCCAGGAGACAAATTTGTAGAGACACTGCGACACAATGATAGGCTACAAGGCCAGGTCTGTGTTAGTGCCAGAATACCGGTTTTGACCAATTCCACTGGGTTGAGGTTGCCGTTGTTCAAGCGCAGTGTGCCGACAAACCAACCGGGCCAGGACCCATCCAGCTGTGTGGCTACACCAAGTTTCATGCAGTGCGTGCGACTGGCCGTTACAACATTGATGGTTGGTCTGTTAGGGATGATCCTCGTTGGCGCAACACCAGCCAGCAGGAGGTGGTTGAAAAGAACCGTTGGGTCTGCACTCTTGGTCGCACGGTCCACTGGTTCTTCTATGAACAGAGTCACGGATCTCAACTGGCTGCAATCTGCAACCGGCACCGGCCGGCTGTTTGTAGCAGCTTTGAGCCCCGACACTGTCGTAGACTGAAAACCCAACTACGTCCCTACATCATGAAGCTCACACCATGGACGAGTGATCAGTTCCTGGAGCATGTGAGCCCTGACAAAAAGAAGCTGTACCAACAAGCAGCAACTATGTTAAACGAAGGGGCAGACCCTTTGTGCAATCGCAGAGTCACTGGATTTGTTAAAATCGAGCAAATGCGTACTGACAAGTACAAACCACCTCGTATGATACAAGCCAGGGAACCTCTGTTCAACCTCGCCATAGGCAAGTACATCAAGAGGTATGAGCATGCAATTGTAGCAAAGGACCACAAAATGGGCCTACCAACAATAGCCAAAGGCCTGACATTGCGGGAATTGGGAGCCGCCATTGACAAGATCTGGCACACTTTTGATGAACCAATGGCCATTGAACTAGACCACACTGAGTTCGATGCGCATGTGGCTGTACCCCTACTCCTACGGGAGCACGATGTCTACAACCAATGCTTCCAAAGCGAGGAACTGAAACGACTGTTGCGTTCAACACTGACTAACAAGTGTAGAACCAGGAATGGGTTGAAATACCGCGTAAGAGGTACAAGAATGAGCGGTGAAATGAACACATCAATTGGCAACACCATCGTTAACATAGCCATCATCAAACAGGTTGCTAAGGAACTGGGACTTGGAAGAATCCACGTTCTAGCAAATGGTGATGATAGCATACTGTTCCTAGAACGGCAGCGGATAAATAGCAGCATGCTAATCAAAGCTTTCGCTAAGTACAACATGGACACGAAAGTCGAAGATATGCATTACTCTCCCATCGGTATTGGGTTTTGTCAAAACCGGACAGTACGATTGGATAACGGCGAGCTATTCTTATTGCCAAACATCGGGAGGCGTTGGAAACACAGAATCGGGACTACACATAAAATGTCTCAAATCCCGCACTACCCAACTTATGTTGCGCAAGTGTATGAGGGCCTTGGACACATAGTCAAACCTATTAAGCCAATATCTGACTTACTATTTGACTGTGCAGCCAGGATCCGCCAGAGACAACCAGGCAAGGAATGTAGACTAGATGTCATTGAACCATCAATCTACTCGGGAATGACCACCTCCAAGAGAGATACTGGTGATTGCTCCGGCATCACATCATCCATCATGCAAGTCTATCCTAGTCTCAATAGTGACCTTGCCAGACTCTGTGCCATAGCGGACAGGTTACCAGAGCTTACATCAACTAATTGGAAGTCCGCCCAGTGCGACACTGTCTGGTTGTCAATTGACCATACCAATCGCACTTTGATCAC